CTCCGCCCCGTCTGGTTGTTAGGTCATTGTTGTCACCAATTGGAGAGGATGAATAGGCGTGAAACCCAAGACCGGCTACATCACCCGACCCTATATTACCTCCACCGCCAAATCCACTAGCAAAAATTTGAGGGTCAAATGGTCTTGGTACGGCTAAACTTGTGTAGCAAACCGTTTCTATTTTGTCTTGAACATAACTACCGCCTATGTCGGAAGGAAAAGGCATCAAAGCCAAACCAAAATCACTTGGATAATGAACTGGCCTCTCCATCATTTCTTTTTCACTTATAGACTGTGCTATTGGAGTTGATAGGTTTTCATTCTCTTGAATTTGATGACTTACAGTTTCAGCGTAGGTTCTTGAAACCCATCTGGCAATAGCAGTTCTTGGTATTCTGTGGTCTTGACCTATTTCTTCAATGTCCTTCTTCATTTCATTGGGAGGTAGAATGTAGGAAAAGCCATCCTCCGGCTTCCTAACAATCCTGTTATACCTCTCAATAGCATCGGACATATTGTATGCTTACTGGTTATCGTTATTAACCATTTTAGGAATAAAGGATTTACCCTCGCCCCTCATACCTGTGGTTGAAGTGTCATTAGAGCCTGTAAAGGATTTACCTTCATTTCTTATACCTGTTAAACAATACATAATTTTCCCTTTCTCTGCATTCCACGCATAAACTGCGTCACCTACTACTAATCTTGTAACTTCACTTGGCCTAAATTCTTCAACTTCTTTCTTAACTGCTTCGCATCCGATGTTAAACCATTCTTCCGCAAATTCCGCTTCTTTGTCCATGTTACAAGATGGGAGGCCACCCCTATATAACACTACCGCCTATTTTTCCACCAATTTAGGTTTTTATCCCAAGTAAAATTACACCGACGACATTTTATCTGAACTTTATCGCCAAGTGAAACACCCCTAACAGTTCCAATTTTGCATTTGGGGCATTTCACATTATCAACTCGTACTTCTCACTATGATTTATCTTTGGAAGGTCATCATACATTGTCTGTATTTCTTCCATGTGTTTCTTGAAAAGTAAAAGGGTTTGCTCAATCAGTTCTTCTTCATCAAGATTTAAAGTCGCCAAAGCCACCCTTTCTTTATCATGTTCCTTCGCCACTTTTACACTGATAATTTCTCTATCCACATCTCTCTTTTTAATCCCAGTTTCAATGACTTTTTCTCCATATTCATTGGTAACGATTTGTGAGTAACGCATTGAATCACTTGACTTAAATAAAGCAACCAAACGGTTTTTATATTCTTCTAAGTCTATTTCATCAGCAAGGTGTAATTCTCTAAGATTGGTTTTTGCTTCTTCTAATTGCTCGTATTCTCGCTTCCATTCTAAGTGTTCTTTCTCCACTCGTTCAGCCATTTTTTGACTTCTTTTTTTATCTCTAAACCCCTGTATAGCGACAAATGGAATTATGATTGGTAAAAAAACAACAAAGATGCAAATATATACAATTATTCCAAAAATGATAACCACAAACATAAGTAAAAACGCTTGCCAAGCACCTTCAAGAGTTCCTGTTATGAAAAAACCCAGTATCGGGAAAAGTAGTATGAAGATTAAACCTACTATACTATCGAATCTATCTTGTTCATCCATTTTTAATCACCTTATCGTATCTATCTAATAATATCTTAGCCAAATCTTCTTGACCCAAATGATGTATTATTGTGATAGCATCTATTGCTATTTGACTTATTGAATCATTCATCGTTACGCCACCATTCAGGTTTTGCTCTGTTCTTATTCCAACCAATAGTGGGTCGGTTTTTATCTCTAATATAATATTCTCTGTTAGCCTCAACACCACATTTCCAAATCTTAGAATCTGTTAGGTCATCATGACCCTTGAAACATCTTGGAGGTTTTGATAATTTACCTCTCTTGATGTATCGTCTTAGTTTTTGAGAGTCAATCATCATCAAACTTTCATAGCAATAATGGTCTTTACCAAATCTCGATTTAAACTCTTTACACAAAGCCAAGCCCCATTCCAAGACCCAGTTGAAGTTATTTCTCGTTTGCATAGTCCACTTGGTCGCAGGGTGATTGGGATAACCGCCTTTATGCGGTTCTCCGGTTGATTGAGCCAACGGTAGCAATTCTTCTGGGCATTCATTATCTCTAAGACTTTGAACAATCATTTGAGTTGCTTCACTTGGCATCTTGACGATGTGAGGGTCGGCTAAATCTAAAGCCGCCAGTCGTGGGTCGTGGTTGGTGTAAAAGATATTCATGCTCAAGCCTCAAGATATTCCTCAAAGATGTACTCTTCCGTTTCTATTCTAATTTTTAATACTGCTTCATTCAACATTACAAATTCCTCCTATTACTACAATTGGCATCTGTCGGTGATTTGCTTTTGCTAATTCAACTGCGCTATCTTCATCAGGTATGCTACAATCAACAAGTGCCATGTAAAACATAGCCTTGCTAATATACCGCATCGGGCTATCTTTCTTCGGCATCTTGAACTTTATTGGGTTCGTCATATACACCCGTTAGTGGCTCACCTATATAACATCTTCCCTATTTTATTTGGCGTTTCAGCCAATTAGGGCATTCCTGTATGTTACTGCGAAACCAAGAAGGCAACAAATGACCGTTGTTACGAGCAAAGCGTTGCCACCCACCGTCTAAAATGAATAAGTGTCCTACATCGTCAGGAGTTCGCACTACTCTCCCTGCACCTTGAACAATTGACAAAGCAGTTTGAAGTTGATACCACTTTTGACAAGGGGCATTACAAGTAAAACCTGCACCGCATAAATCACCACTATACTTACTTGGAGGTTGATACGGACATGACGGAGTATCTTCATGCACCTTTCTCCACGCTAACTCATCTTGCATCATGCGCTCTGCTATAACCGCATCATTGGTGGGCAGGTATGGCACTTTACATATCACAAGCCATTCCGCCAGTTTTCCTTTGAAGTCAAAACCTTGAGTTACATAAGTTGATATTAAAACCAAATCATCTTTGTCATTAGTAAAAAATTCTTCTAACGCTGATTCTCTTGCTCTCGCATTTCCATCATGTGTTATTATCCTATCACCGTGACCTCTCTCTGTCAGTCCTTTGACCAACTCTTTTCTTATGGCGTGGCTATGGGGAAGAATAACCCCCCTCTTATGAGGAAATTTATTCATGATAGCATCTATTGCGTTCACCTGTCTTGGTAATGTATGTTTTCTTTTAGCCCATGACATAGAACCACATGGCGCATAATATACATTGAAATTCTCTTGGGGGAATGGTGACTTTGTGATATTGATATACAGAGTCTTTTGAGCATCTAATCCTAATCCGTGAAGGAATGTATCAATGTCAAGTATTGTAGCCGATAACAATATCCTTTTTCTTGCTACCATTTCCAAAATCTCTGACGCATAATCCCTAACTCTAATTGGTTTCAAACAAAGATATGTGCCATATTTGGAGTTATCAAATGAAATGTGAACATTGTTGGGCTTAAGTAATATCTCAAACGCAGTTTCTATTTTACTAACTGCCTCTCTTATTTTCTCAACTTCTTTCTCATTTACTGTCAATCCCAAATCATCTTCGGCATCGGACATTACTTTACGGGCTACTTTTATTCTATCGCCTATCTCAACCTTCCAGTCTTGAGGCGTGAAATGTGAAGGAAATTTTTGACCTGCACCAAATATCCTGTGCCATTCTTTCTCGGACAATCTAACTTCCAGTAAATCATTCATGAAACCCTCCATGTCATGTGCTTCATCAATAATAGCAAAATCCCGTTGGTCAAACTTTGTTCTTCCTTTAATTGCTCTAAACATATAAGCAGGGTTGCTAAGAGTCAGGCGTGCATCCTCTGCCGCCCACCTTTGTTCGTAGTAAGGGCATGGTTCTTCCACATCACGCTTTGCATGGCGACATGAACCGGCTTTAGTCCAACAAGGGGCTGACTTAGCCGTTCCTGTTCGTACCCAACAAGGGAAATTATCTCTTCCTCTAACTTCTTCCAGTTTATGCCCGTAGTCGGCTTTGTATTGGTCTATTAGACCAAGTGAAGGAGTCATTAGATATGCTGATTGAAACTGATTCTGTATTGTCATGGCAATTGCCGATTTACCAATTCCTGTCGGGGCTTGAAGAACAATGTTATCAAAATCGTCGTTTTGTAAAGCCCAATACATTACAGAGAGAGCATCATCTTGATACTTTCTCGGTGTCGGCATGGGGAAGTCGGGGCGTATCTCATCCCATTTATCAGGCAGTTTTGCCTTGCTTGGTATATTGATACGGACTACCGCCATAATCTATACTAAAATATCCACCTATTTAATTTGTTAGTTTGTAGCATAGTCTTGCTACGACTCTATGGGTGTTTATTTTTCTTCCAGTTGTAGTAGTTATATTTGCATTTTCAATATCGGATTGAAGGTAAAGAACCTCTCTTAATTCTCTATCAGCATCACTTGACGCTACATCTTCCGCAGTAGTATTGTAAATATAATCTAAGTGGTCTTGCTTCATTCCTACATATTCTTCATATTCGTATTCGTCTTGGCTCATTTCTGTTCCCTCTGTTTAATCGTAGGGGTCACTACTATATAAAGATATTGTCAATCTATTCAATTCTTTATAAACTGTCGAAGGTTTTGATTTGATACCTATGTTTCTTGTGGAAGTTATTGACCACGATAACATCAAGGCCAACCGGCTATGCCCTCACCTGTATTTGTATTCTCACCGATTGACATTGTAGCACCGCCAACAAACGGATAATACAACTTACTTCCAAAGTGCGGGGTTGAATACCAAGATAATTCATTCGTAGTCCATCGTAAATCTATCTCACCTGCATTGTGTCCGTGAAACTTTTGATACCTCAACTGTGGAGAGGAATGAGTGAAGTCCTCATGCCCTGCCATAGTTTGAGCCGATGATGCGGGCGAGTATGTTCCAGTAGTTGAATCGTAAGCCATAGATGGAACGGATAAAAACCGTAAATTCACATCACGGGCAACGGAAGCAAAATCATTAGTTGGCTTTGATACCTCAACTGTTGGGATAAATAATTCCATAAAATGAACCCGTTCACCATGCGCTATACTCATATTCAGTCCACCGTCAGGCCACATCATCACTACATTTTCGTTAAAGCCTTCTATCTGTGCGCTCGATGGAGTTCCAACCCATTGAAACGGTGTAGCAGTACCCGCTTGTATCGCCTGTGTTCCAGTTGCAGTAAAGACTCTTGGCGTACCTGTATTGATATTGGGTATAGTGAAACCGAATACCATGTGCAACTCATCTTTGTCCGATATTGTAGTTGTTAGATATTTCCAATTATAATTAAGACCACCATAAATACCATCAGGATTTTGATTAACTAAACTCATGTAAGACATTCCCGACCCCGACACCCACCGCTTAGACCAATCTTCCTTTGTTTTCCAAGATACAATGTATGATGCCTTTTCAACTCCTATCCTTTGCCACCCAGTAACATAAGCAATATCATCACTGTCAATGACTGCATCATAGTAAAGTATTCCATTACCTGCGTTATTTGTATTTGCACCTAAAATCATTGTAGCATTTTCTCTATCAAATTCAAACCTACCCGACGGTGTTGAATCTTTATCCACTTTTCCATAATTTGCATAAATAGAAGTATGGCTCAAATTTCCATAAGGAGTAGCAAAGTTGTAATCAGTTCCAATGTTATAATTTGCCCCTCTGTAAAATACAACTGGGAAGTTATCACCTTGTAAGCATACTTTGGGTTTATCACAATCGTATGTATAATGTCCTTTTGTCATAGTCATGGTGCTTACCTGTGCATCATTAACGGGTCGTCTTGAAACAACTTGCCAATTTCTATTTTGTTGAAAAGTTCCACCGTTGGTTGCAGTAAATCTGGTTGAACCATTACCCGAAGCCAACAACGGCCATGTTACTTCGTTTGGTAATTTAATTGTGTAAAGAATTTGACTGCCCGCAGGTATTGCACCAACAGTACGCTCAACAACTCTGCATGCCAAATGTAACCTATCTTCGGAGTCACAAACTAAACTTGGCTCTCTTAAATCCCAATTGTTTGACCCTCCAACCAAAACTGGCGTATGAGCCGACCAATCCCAAGAATATACTAACTCCGGTTGAGTAGTAACTAAAGTCCTCTTAGCGTATGTATAATACAAAACATGCTGATTAGAAGTGGGAGTTCCTATCTCAATAATTGCATGAATTGTTCCGTTGCTATCGGAAGCAAATGCCGAGCCATGTTGTCTGTAATCTGTTGGTGTGCCACCGGCAATCACCTTCAAATGTGGTCCGACTTCATCTTTTCCATCGTGGGTTTGATTATCAGTAACCTTAACTGACTTTCTATTCCAAAATAAGTCCGAGTGAGCCGGTTTAGAATAATGAGTCCATACCGATATATTGTCTGTTGCTGAACCCTTTGCTGAACGGTCTAAACTAAATGTATGTAATGTTCCATCAGGAGTTCTCAAAATTCTTTGACCCATTCCCAATCCTGTTCCATCATCTATGCCTACATTTGGATGAGAACCACCTTGTATTACAAACTCACCGCTCGATTGACTTCTTACTGTTGGGTTGTATATTTTGTTTGGAGTATCTTCAATTCCACTTCCTCTTGCACTCACAATACCTCCACTATCCCACACTGGCCTTATTGAGTTAGATAGGTGAACATCAACTGATGACTGCAATTGTTCTGCCGTTGCTATGTAATCGTGCTTGTTCATAGAATCAATATTCCCAAGTAATGCCGGAGAATATCTTTCATTTGCTACATGGAGAGCATCATAATCTGTTCCTGTATTGATGGGAATAGCCCCTGCATGGAAATATTCTGTTGGATGGTCTTTCCAAAACTCCGAGAAAGTGGGTAGTAACAAGTTTGTTCCACCCGTCTTTCTTGGCTTGCCAAGTATTCTTGCATCGGGGTTTAACTGCGCCTGTCCTATTTCAATTGATGACAATGTGGATTCCATATTCCAAAGATTAGTTCTAAGATACGGTTGAGCAATATAAGGCGACATTGAAGATTGAGCAAAAATAGCCGGTATTTGACTTTTAATTCTTCCAATCATGGGATTGTTTTCTAAATTATATCTATGCAACGGCAAATGTAGTTCAAGGTCTAAACTATTCTTGGCCTTCGCCCTTGCTCTAACTTGTATTTTTTCAGGTATTAGTAATTCCAATGGTATCTCATAACCAAGACCTGCATTGACTTGCTTCCATACCCTGTCAGGTTTGAAGGGATGGTCGGCTGACATTATACCATAATGCAAAGGTCCATGATGTGAAATGCCAATCATACCTCCTGTAAATTGACTAAGAACTGCCCCCTCATCGTTTACATCGTTTGCATAAAAATTCTTCCATAATCCAGTTGATTGAGTTCCAATATGAAGGCCAGTAACCCCGACTGCTTGAGGTTGATTTGAATAAAATGGAAACCCATTACTAACTGTTGTATCATACAATCCTTGTTTGAAAGACCACCCCGCCCAACCCAACTCTTGATGTGGATTAGCACCTGCGCCAAAGTCAGCAAATCCAATTGTAGTAGGATTGTAATGTGTTTGGAATAAGTGCTTATACACTTTATCTAAATTGCCCCAATTGCGGAGAACATCATACGCTTGATATGTATCACCTGTTATTGGATTCATCATAGAAAAGTTAATTGTCGGTTGATAAAATGGATAACCGCTAACTGGTCTTGTCAATTTTGCATCAATGTAAAACATCTTATCTTCATCCTTTTCAACA